ATGAGACATTTTCTGCTCGCTCAGCTCTCTCGCTGGGAAACGGGTAGCGCCGCAGATTATCAGCAGTGTCACCGCCTCTACGGAGGAAGTTTCGTCACCCACCCTCAGGTACTGGACTTTCTTCACGCACGTTTCGACTGCCAGCCTGCTTTTTATGTCAAACGTCATACTGATGGCAGCCCCGCCGGTGCATTTTGTAGCTGGTCAGGGGCGCATCTTGCCGGCGATGGCCCGATAACCAAAAAGCTCGCCATGGAGTACTACTCCTTTAACAAAGACGAGTTAATATTACCGCTACACCCTGACTTACGGACCTTTCTTCCGATAAAAACAAAAATACTGTCGAATATTAATTCGAAGAATATTTACAATGCCAGTGTAAAGCTAAACAGCAACAGAGGCATTTGCATCGCTAAAGGATGTGATAAAGCCGGCTTTTCCTCGGCAACTAAAAATAGCCGCAACCGGGAATTAAAACATTTTATAAAAGCCGGCGGAGAAATTGTCGATCAGTCTCAATACTCGCCTGAAGAGTTAGTATCTCTTTACTTTGAGCTATATGAAAAAAGATGGCAAAAAAACCATGCCAACTACAATCAACTTGTTGATATGATAAGTAATCTTCGCCCATTTTTTTTCGGTCATGTATTGTTACTCAACCATCAGCCCTGTGCCTTTCAGTTAATTATGAAAGCTGAGAGTCCGCACTGGATTAACTTCGATTATATTAACGGTGGTTACGATCCCTCTTTTGACACATTTTGTCCTGGAACCGTTGTCACCTGGCTCAATATTCAATCAGCCTATGCATTATGCGAATCATCCGGTAAAAAAATGCGCTACTCTTTTGGCCGCCCAACCGGTGATTACAAAAACCGCTGGTGCAGAACTGAATCAGTTGGACGTGTTATTTCTTTTTAGTCTGATACTTTTAGATTATCAGAAATATTGAAAAGATTAATGCAATGCTGATGAGCATATATATCATTAACTAACAGCGATAGCCTTGCCGGTAACAATGCGTTGATATATTCAAAATAATAGCAGGTGTGGGAAATTTTAAAAAATGCAACCGTCAGGATATTATCAGCATACGTCGGCTAACAGTATATAAACAGTTAGCCGGCATCAGTTTATTCCCGTGCCGGCTCTGCGTAACAAGCTGATACTTACATATTCTTAATAATCGCCTCGCCAAACTCTGAACATTTCAGCAGCTTAGCGCCGTCAAGCAGACGCTCAAAATCATAGGTCACGGTTTTAGCAGCGATGGCGCCTTCCATACCTTTAACAATCAGGTCTGCGGCTTCGAACCATTCCAGATGACGCAACAGTATATGATTTAAATTACGTTAACCAATTGATAATTATAATTATATCCTAACGCCCACCTCCAAGAAACGACTTAAAAACACCACCAAGCAATGCCACAATAACAAATAGTTAGCATATGTTTTGGGGAAAGAGTTCTTGCAAGCTACGAAGCGATTTACTAGTATCATCAGCGAGGCGTCGAAACCTCTTCTCAGTGCGGTCAGAACCAACCCCGTAAGTGTTGGATTTTTTATGCCTGTCATTTAGTGGACGTTGTATACGGACACAACCCGATCAATGTCGGGAGGGCGACGAATACAACACCCGTAAGGGAAATAAGTCCGCGGTCTCACTGAGCCGTTTCGAACCTCCCGGCACCACTCCGATAGTGGTAATTCGAAAAAAATCAGTGAGGTCAATATGGCTAATCTACCCCATGACTATTACGTCAATTTGGTAAAACTTCTTCTCAAAAAATCTGACTGTGCCGATAAATTTAAGCTGGCCGAACTGCTGGAACGCGAAGCCATGCGTATCGCAGCTAACAGCCCTGCCATTTCGCAGGCCAAATCCTTCCTGGTTACCAGAATCGTGATGGGAGGTGCTAAATGAAAACCATCGCAGTATCTTTTCATGGCACCCGGCTTTACATTGTGAATCATAATGGCGAACCCTATACCCCCATGAAGCCGATTGTTGAAGGTATGGGGATGGATTGGGCCTCTCAGTTTACGAAAATGAAAAACCGGTTTAAAAGCTGCATTGTTAAAATCGCAATGCAGCTACCAGGAGATACTCAATCTCGTGATGTGATCTGCCTAGCATTACGAAAACTGAACGGCTGGCTTCAGACTATCAGCCCTAACAAAGTCAGACCAGAAATTCGTCCGCGCGTGATCCAGTACCAGAATGAATGCGATGATGTTCTGTACGAGTACTGGACTACTGGCGAAGTTAAGCGCAAATCCACCAGCACTGATGAGAGAACCCCATTACGCGATGCGATCAACATGCTCGTCGGAAAGAAAAGTCTGATGTACCCGGAAGCATACAGTCTGATTCACCATCGTTTTAACGTTAACCACATTGATGAGTTAGAGGCATCGCAGCTACCACAGGCAATTGAGTATGTTCATCGTCTGGTACTTGATGGTGAGTATATTGGCAAAGACTCGTCTCCTGTTGCCAATGGACGCCTGTTACTCACACTGAAAAATGGTAACATCACTTTGTCACAGGTTTTACGCGAAGATCAGCATGTTGCGACTATGGCAGAATTTTTTGATTTGGCGAAACGCGCGGACTACCTTGTAGTGCACAAAGATGATCTCATGGCTTTGATGCACGCTTAACATAACCAGCCGTTCCGGCTTCCTGTCCCGCGTGGCGGCTGATAAAGTGATAGGACGATAAAAACGTTAAGCCTCGCAAGAGGCTTTATCAATAAATGGATGGTTGAATTTTACCACTATGAAACATTTTTTCATTTCTAAAATTTTGCGCTGGGATGTGGGAACCGCATCAGACTATAAACAATGCCACAACTTGTATGGCGGGAGTTTTGTGACACATCCAGAAGTTCTGGAATTTCTTCACTCTCGCTACGACTGCCAACCGACTTTTTATGTAAAACGTGACTCTAGTGGTGTTCCTGTTGGTTCATTCTGCACCTGGTTGGGATCACACCTTGCAGGGGATATCAAAGTAACAAAAAAGCTAGACATGGAATACTGTCCTTTTAACAAAGATGAACTGATTTTACCCGTATCCCCTGGAACAAAAATAATCATTCCCGTAAAAACAAAAATTATTTCAAACATCAATGCTAATTCTATTTTTAACTTAACATTTAAAAAAAATAGTAACAGAGGGATTTGCATTGCTAAAGGATGTGGAAAAGAGGGGTTTTCCTCATCGACTAAAAACAGCAGAAACAGAGAGTTAAAACGATTTATCAAAGCAGGCGGGAAAGTAGTTGACCAGTCAGAGTATTCACCTGATGAACTAGTATCTATTTATTTTGAACTTTATGAGAAAAGGTGGGGCAATAAACATGGGAACTATCACCAACTCGTAGACATGATTACTAACTTGCGGCATTTTTTCTTTGGTCATGTTCTTTTGCTGAACGATACCCCCTGTGCATTTCAATTGATCATGAAAGCTGACAGCCCCGAATGGATATCGTTTGATTATATCAATGGTGGTTATGACACGGTTCACGACTCATTCTGCCCAGGAACGATTGTGACATGGGTCAACGTTCATGCAGCGTATTCATTATGTGAATCACTTGGTAAAAAAATGCGATATTCATTTGGACGCCCCACAGCCGACTACAAGAACAGGTGGTGTAAAACCGAACCTGTGGGGCGTATTTTAGCACTTTAATTATGCGTTTCTGTACCAGCCCATCAGTTTAATGAATGAGTTAGTAACTGAAAATGCTGTGCCGGAACCTGCATTAGCCGTTGTTCCCGATACCGAGTGCGAGTGGGCACCAATGCCAACAGTATGGTTGTGTGCTCCTATCGCCACATTGTGGGCATGCTCACCAGCAGGATCCGTTTGTTTGTTAACTTCGAACTGTATATAAGGTTCATTTCTACCATTTCCCCCGTTAACGTTATATCCCAAATAACCGTGGGTATGCCGACCCTGCACATCAGTTTGTTTCGTCCCATGATCAAAAGTACTGGTTGTTTTAGTTCCATAGTCAAAGCTACTGGTATTGGCCGAAAACGTATGCCCGTGTGCGGGAAGATTACCTGTAGCCAGTGTTACCGAGTCGGAGCCGCCCGTTGTCATCACATCGCTACCGTTAGCGCTGGCCAGACGAATCGTGCAGTTCTCCCCAATGTATTTCCACGTAGTGCCGGGGAAAAGCGTATTCGGATCTTTGTTCTGTGCAAACCACGTCACAATCCCGACCGGGTACAACATATCAACGGGGTTGATATCCGCCTTTAGCTCTATCCAGCCGCTACCTTTGCCGGGTTCTTCGTTATTATTTTTTATTCTGGATTGCCACGTTCTCTCGCTGTAGTAAACCAATGAGCGGATCGGATAGGGCTTTCCATCCTCTGACCAGTTAGCAGAACCGAACTGCTGCATTTCGCCAGTGGCCTCGGTAACATCGTGGAAAAGCGCATTCATCTTCTCACGTTCGATATCCTTCGCTGCCGGGTCTGTCGTCTGATCGCGCTCATAGTCATAGCCATAGCCCTGAGTGTAAGACACCGAGCCGTCAGCCTGCGTTTCTACGGGCACAGCAGTCCTGTCACCCTGCGCAGCGAAGGGCGTTTTAAACACTTTAGTCATGGTTTAGTTTCCGAAGTTATTTGTGAAGTTTTTACGGTTTTCGCCAAAGCCGAATGCCTGTCGGGTGACAATGCGGTATTTAGCCCCTACTCCAGAAGGACGTGGAAGCAGGTCAAAGTTATCAAGCAGCAGGCGCAATCTTTCATCGGGGTTGAAATTAAACACGTACCAGATGTAAGACATATCGAGGGGATCGAGGACAAATACTTTGCCGTTCTCATCACTGAAAAAACGCTGAAGAAAGGCGTTGATATTGGTAATCGTCGGGCTTTCCGTCAGGGTGAAATAGCGCATTCTCACCAACAGGCGCTTTTGCGCTGTGGTCAGCGTCAGCGTGTAATCGGCGTTGCGCCTGAAGTTGGATTTAAAATTGCGCTTATTAGCGCCGAAACCATAACCGATTTTATTTTTGTCGCTGGGTGGAACATCAATACCCAGCGGCACATCCAGAATGCGCCCCCATACCGCCAGACCAAAATCATTCGCGGTATCGATATTAAACACATCGCGATACCAGTTACGCCAGAACGCCACTGTCGCCCGGTTAAAATACTCAGATTTATAGTGCGCAAGTGCTTTAATATTATCCGAATTTTCATACTGCCACAGAATGGCTTTCAGCATGTCGGAATGAAAATCAAGGGACTGTATTGTCATAAGATAACCACCTGCACGGCGTTGCGCCTGAGTCTGGCAACGGCGTTTATCTGCACGGGGATCACGTCTGTTGACCAGGTCACGCCATCGGTGGATAACTCGACCTTCAGCACAAATAATCGCGGTTCAGCCACATTGACCGCCGCCGCAATTTCAAACGGCGAAACGTCACGCCCGACCGCCAGGCCATCATCAGTATCGGTTTCACCGGCTACCCATTTTTCAACCGCATCGGGGATCAGGGTCTGTGCATCAAAGGGACTTTTGCGCACCGTCACCCGACAAAACACGGTAATTTCCTTTGGCCTGTCAAATTTGACGTTATACACCTGACCACTGGACGGCTCTGTTACCTCAACCGTTTCGCTGCCGTTGTACGCGGCCCCTACTGTTTTAGTACGTAGCAGAGCAACAGCGATTTCCTCACGCGGCCCGCCATCGACACAAACATAGATACTGTGTTTGACCAGCGGAACGCCATCAATAACCTGATCCGCATCCGTATAGTTTTCACGATACGACAGGGATTCCACGCCTTCGATATCGTACAGCGCCGAAGTGATCGCCTCTCCGACACTCACCGTGTTTTTGGCGAGCGTATTCCTGCGACGACGCCGGGTACGTATGTCGGATTCCGCTACTCTCCCCAGCACGGCATCAGCCGGATTATTTACGGTTTCCCAGCCAAGAACCGAACTTGCCACCCGGACGAGTTCACCCACCCCACAGCCTACCGGCCCGGTTTCAACCGAGCGCATATCGCCTTTTGTTACCCCATCATTCCCGATAATCAGTACGCTGGTCGTTTCAAACGCATCTCCTGCCTGCGTTTCGGCCAGAGAACCTTTCGGTATCAGGGTCTGTGGTACGCCTGCAAACTCAACATTCGTCAAAAAAGAATGTGTTGCGGACAGCCGCTGCCCGCCCATCAGCGCCCAGATAGCATCGAGAAAGATCCCCCCGGCAATATCCGGGTTAATCTGGTTCGCCAGTTCTGCGTTATTGCGGGCGATGGCGTCCCGATTTTCCACTTCCATTGTGACCAGTGCGCCCTGCGGTGTTTCCGGCGACAGGTCAATTTCCTGACCAAAGACATCCCGGAACTCATTTTCAACCTGCTCCCGCAACGTTGAAGTGTCAGGGATAATCACTCCTGTGCTTGCTATAAACTGATAATCAGACATTAAGCGTTATCCTCCCGTAGAGGGTGCTGATCACGGCGGTGTAATGAAGCTCGTTGTTTTCAATCGATGCAGAAAAGGAATCGACTGCCAGAACTTGAGAGATTTCCCGCATACGGTCGCGGAACGCCGCCTCAAACATTGGCAAATCAGCATCGCGGCCAAAGGTGGTTTTCCAGTAAGGTATTCCCTTGTCCATCCTGTGCAGCATTTCACCCCGTAACGCTCTGGCATAGTGCATGCAGCAATTTTTCACCGCTTCTTCATCACGAACCAAAGCCAGGTTGCCATCGTTTCCGAGATAAATATCATTACCTTCATTAACATCAAACGTCATCATTTCGAAGCTCCGCCAGTTAAGATATCGTGAGCGTCATTGACTAAAACACAGAGTGCCATTTTATTTATCCTGGTATTTTTGTTACCGTACATCGCACAGTGAAAGGGAAGCGGATAACTCCATGAAGCCGGATTACGACATAATCAGAAAACTACTTGGTGTTTTTCTGGAAAGTAAAAGGACATTTATAACCATTGATGACATTATCAAGGGCACAGATTCCGGTATCATCGATGAAGATTTCCTGTTCCATTTCCTTCTGATTGTTGAAAATGGCCTCATCAGCAATAAAAATCTGACATGCAACAGCCCCGAAGATGTTGGCCTTACTTTCGGTCTTAATGGGAACATCATAAAATTTCAGGTTCCTGTCCGGCTCACCCAAAGCGGCATTGATTTTGCCAATGCGCTTAACCAAAAACCTGTACTTGAAAAAGTAAAGAAAGAACTGGCCGAGGCACCGTTTACATTCGTCAAAGCCGCAGCAGCTAAGATCTTCAGTAAGATATTGAGCGATAAACTGGGTATAGATTAATTACCGTCTTTCTGATATTTCAGATAAAACTTTAAGCGCATTGACGGCTGCTATAACATCATCACCCTCAGCAAGGCGCTTTAGCTTTCTGACTATCCAATCACGGCTCAAACACTGAATCATCTCCAGCCGTTTACTGCTAATGAGAAAGTCAATGTCAGTTACCGTATCCGGGTCGTCATTAAGATATTTTGTCAGTTCCTTTATTTCCGAATCTGAATAGCCATCGATGGACAGAGTGCTAATCACATCGTCCAGTTCCGTGATATTTCGTATAGTCAGGGTCATAATGGGTTTCCTGTGTTGTCACTACCTCGCTGAACACCGCCATGCAGGTGATCCGCACCAATATTTTTACCGTTATGCCGCATCGTCCCACCGTTTGAATCACTGTTACCGTTGATCTGGTGATTGCCGTTCACCGTCAGGTTGCCGTTAAAAATGCTCTCACCGGCGTTAACTTCAAACACTGGCGTATCCAGTACGCACTTATCGTTATGCAACGCCAGACACACGCTGCCATCCAGCGACTGGAGCACCAGCGCATCAATATTTTTGCCATCCACCATCCAGCCTTTAACGCTGTCTGGAAAAAACATCGCATCACTGAATGATTTCAGCCGGTGGGTATTAGGCTCATCCTCCAGACCGCCGCGCTGAAAAATCAGACTGATATCGCGATCATTGGCTTTCAGCCAGCCAAAATCTCCCGGTTTTAGCGGCACCCGGATAAAGAACCCGCCGCCGCCAAAGCGGAAAACAGGAATATTATGAACCGGGGCGCGGGGGATTCTCTGCCCTTCGGTTGACACCATCATCACCAGTGGTTTAATCACCGCACGGTTCGTGGCATCGTCATAACTGACCACCGTTGCGGGTAACATATCGTCGGTGTTCATCATCAGGTTACGAAAAGCGCCCATAAGCTGTCCTGCCAGACTGGATTCACTGGCGATATCGGTATTCGGTTTATTCATTGGTTAAGCCCGTTTACAGGTAGCCTGATAAAAGAAGGGATCGTCGTGTGACGCAACATCGAACTTAAGCTGCTCGATGATGTAATCACCATTTAAAGAAGGGTTAAATTTACTCTCCAGCCGTAACGTACCGCCCAGGCTGGATTCACCGTCGATAAGCCAGGTCACGTCCAGGCCTTTTTCGGTGGCTTTGGGTAGCCCGACCATACCGGTATTCTGGTTAACGATTTTGATACGCCCTTTGACCGCTTGCGCAGAATCCTTCACATACAGAACATCATCATCGATAAAGGCTTTAACGCCACCACCATCCTGCAACCGTTCGACCTGTTTCAGCTTTGAGCCGCAAAAATACCAGTTAGCGATATTTTTATCCGTGGCCTGAAAATCCAGACGAACACCGCAGTCCCGCGCAATCCCTACGGATATCTCACTAAGCTTACTCATCGCGCCGGAGGACGTTGCCACGATATCCCGCGCACTGCCGTTACCCGTTTTTGCTTTCAGCGTCAGCGTCACGTCAGGCGGGCTGGAGGGTTCAGCACTGACAATATCCCCCACGAAAAGGCGAAATACGCCGGTACTCACCCGCCCGACTTCCAGTATAAGCCGGGCAGGCTGCTTGCTTTTGTTATAAGGGCTGGTTTCCGTCAGGAGCATATTTCGGGTGGTTGCATTCAGGCCATCAATGCTGACCGTGCATTCATTCTGCAACGGATTCGCATATTTGGTGCCGCTGGCTTTCACCCGCATCCCCTCGTACCACTGTATACGCCCGCTGACTTCTACCCCCACCCTGATCCGCCTTAAATCAATCATCCGGCCCCCAGAATACCAGGCTTTGCGTTTTGCCGAATTCCTCATACCAGGGCAGAGCATCCCGTTCTGTGATAAACGCAAAATTACCGGCTGAGGCCAGATGGTTATAAGGTATTAAGGGTGCATCTGTTGTCGCCCTGGTTGCCAGCATGACAACCTCATCATTGAGGCGTATGTCACACACCATCATATTTCGCGCGACTTTGATCGTCAGATCCCAGCGGTTATCATCAATGGTAATTTGCAGGCGCTGGTTCGGCACCGGGTTTAACGGTATTTCACGCATCGTGTTTATCCTCCCAATACCCTGACCAGAACCGATTTTTTCCGTTCTTCGGATACCGATTTTGTCTGTGCACCGCCCCTTTTAACGGTACTGGACTGCGATGGCTTCTGAACTTTTTTGGGCGGTAGATCTCCGTATTCGGGTGTTACACTGCGCCACTCGGTGAACCGTAAAGACAACTGGATAGCATCGGCCCTCTCAGCGGTCTCATCGTGGTAGAAATTGACCAGCAGCATGGGCTGGTAGGTTTTAACTCTGGTCTGAATACCTACCAGCTTGTTCTGTTCCCAGGCGTGTTGCATCAGGCCAAAAGCATTTTTAAGCTCACCGGATAAAATCAGATCCATGCCAATCTCCACGGCCTGCACAACAACATGATCGCTACGGGTTTCCCCTGACTCGACCTGAAAAGTGGTCGCCTTATGCTCGTCGCGGACATTGATTTTTATCGGGCTGGCGGTTTCAAACAGCGTGGTAAAACTGTCGGTATCGAAGATTTTTACGTCAGTGATCATATTGCCAGCCCCGTTTGCGTTTGCTGCCCCAGATCCTGCAACTGCTCCTGCAATGCGTCTTTCGTGCCCGCCGCCATGCCCTTAGCATCGGTTGCTTTGGTTTCAACCTTCACTTCCCCAATATTCAGGGTGGTTTCATTCTTCACACTGGAACGATTGCTGATCGCCTGGCTGGTCACGGGGTTGAGAGGGTGATTATTCGCCGCTGCAATCTGGGCTTTCCCCTGCTCGACCATATTCTGTGTATCCTGCTGTGGTGAGGGAGGTTCAGCTTCGGGAATACGGTGCGTCACCTCTCCCTCCGCGCTGATTTTGCGCTCTACGGTGAGTTCTTTTTCATCATCAGCACCGAACCAGCCCTTCACTTTTGACCAGCCTTTCTGGATGGTTTCCAGACCGCCGCTTATCCAGCCAATCACCTTCTGCACCTGCTCCCACATCCAGGTAAATATGCCGACAACAGCATCCGCCACGTTATCGAAGACGCCCCCGAACTGTGCTCCCCATTTAACCAGACTTTTTATTGACTCCAGCAACCAGCCAATAAACTGGTTCAGGGCGTTATTCATTGTGTTGTAAGCGTCAACCACCACATCAGCAACGAATTTAGCGGCGATTTTGAGGTACTCAAACAGGGCCTTGAATGCTTCCCACAGCGTCATAATGACCTGTTTAAGTTCAGGATAGGCATCGAGAATTCGCCCGATCATTGAATCATTACCGTCGATAAAATTCATGATGTCGTCGTAGACCAGCGCGAACGCGGCGGCAAGCGCGGCAATGATGGCGATAATAGCGAGTATTGGCCAGGTTGCCGCCAGCGTGGCAGCAGCGGCGGCAAGCATCGGAGGAACGTAGTACGCGGCGACCGCCACACCGACCGCGAGGAAAAAACCGATGATGAGGTTCTTATTTTCCCGGCAAAAACCAACAAATTTACTCAACCATTCCATGCCCTTAGTCAGGTAAGGCAACACCATTTCGAGGAAGCTGTTTTTTAACAGGCCGGATGATTGCCTGAACCCCTGCATGGCCTGGTTAAAGCGCCGGGACTGTTCAATACTCTCTTTGGTAATGCCAGAGTATTCTTTTTGCAGGCCCATCATGCGTTCCATCTCATGACGGCCCTTCATCATCAACTCAATCGTTTTGTCGTCCGTCACCCCCAGGTTTGCAAGGTGCGCTTTGGCTTTATCAAAGTTCATCCCCTTTACTTTATCTGCTGTAGCGAGGATTTTCTCCATAGAGTCCGTGGTGCCGCCAAAGGCTTTTGCCATTGCCGACAAATCAGCCTGAGCGCTTTCCCTCGCGCCCCCCAGTTCGGCAACTGAACCTGCGAAAGCATCCACATCCGCCGTTGCCACATTGATCTTCTTGCCCAGCTTATCAAGCGCCTCCACTTCCTCCGCGCGTGAAACAGACTCGCTGAAAATGGAAGATACCCCCAACAATACGCCGAGTACCCCAAGGGTTTTCTGGGCTAATGCGGCAACGCTGGTTTCCGTGCCGCTGGCAAAATCACTGACGCTTTTTGCCGCTTTATCGGCTTCATGCTGCGCCTGTTTCATACCATCAATAATATCGTCGGTAGAGCGCTGAACATTTTTAAACGCCGCGTCGGCCTGCCGGGTGTCGAATTCAAACACCTGCACAAAGGTATCTAACAGAGACATTATCGGTTTCCTGCGGCGGCGAGCGCCTCGTTATAGCGGTTGGTCACAGCGATTTCCCACAAGTCCATCGCCTCTTCCAGGTCTATTGAGGTTTTGAGTTCTGTGAAGCTGGCGAGTTTTTCTGAGATGATGACTGCAAAGAATCCATCAGCGTTTTTATAATCGACGGGAGCGAATCGCTGATTTTGCCCAGCAGGTAAGGCAGGAAACCTTTGCTCCCGGCGTTGCCGAAAAAACTGGTGTTGTACCTCAGCATCTCCAGTTCAAGGCGGATCAGCGCTTCACCGTCCGGTACATGGTTATCAATCAGCGTCTGGGTTTTCAGGCAAATTTCTGCACCATCCCGCACGACTGCCACATGAGCCATCATTTTCAGCATGGCTTCTTTACTGATTTCGTAGTCGCCAATTTTAGGTGCGTTCGATAGCGGATATTTTGCCAGGATTTCACGCCCCAGCGTGGCGGGCAGTCGGCTGATCACAAAGGTGTGCATCTCACCATCAACATCTTTAATTTCAATATCTTTCGGCTTAATGAGCATAATGGCCCCAATAAAAAAGGCGGGATGTTCCCGCCTGATAGTTAACGAACGCGCGTACTGTCAAAGTCCTGGAACACAAAGGTATAAGCCTTTGATTTAAGACGCCCACCGCTGGCAGCGGAGTTACCCCGACTACCGTTGGTGATTTTCCCGTTTCGCGCGGTAGTGGTCGCGCCGTCACCGTAGGACGCCACGAGCGTAATAATATCTCCAGCGTGTCTGCGGCCACGTTTCGCCGTGTTGGCCTCCAGCAGGATCGCCAGATTCTGATCTTCTTCACTCCCCGGTAGCACGTTTATCGTCACAGCCTGCGGGGTTGGTGTTGACCAGGACACCAGATTGCCATTGATATCCATGCCGGTCTGGGCGATATCGACAGCAGGCAGATCGAACGGGTCGGCATCATCGGCGAAAGCCGTTACCAGTATTCCTGCCGGGAAGGTTGTACTGGCCTGAACCAACAGGCTGAGGCCGGTTGCAGATACATCATTCATCATTTAGTCCTTATACCAGGTTGTGCGAGCCTTCGACTTTACGTACCCAGTCGCCTTTACCGTAAATCAGTACGTATTTCATCACGTATTCCGGCAAGCCAGATGGCCCGGTATTTTCAACAATCTGCGCGTTGTACCAGTAGCCCTTGTCCTGAATATCGTGCCACGCTAAATCGTCACCAGACGCATCGGCCACCGCGAGTTTCTGTACATCCGAGAGTGTTTTGCCGGGGAGGATGGTGCCGTTATTCACTGCTTTGGTCACGGCTCCGGCGATAATCATCATTGCCCTGGCCTCACCATCGCGGTTTGCAGGTACGCCGCGCGTCGCCAGCAATAAAGAAAACCATTGCTGTGCAATGTATGCTTTTAACCATTGCTCATTGGCATGAACGCTCATGTCCAGCGGTGCGGTACCCGGCCCGCACAGGAAACCACGCTGGTAAAACGCAATATGTGAACCCGCCACCGCCGTTTCGCCGTAATAGTTGACGCGCAACTTATCCAGGTTGTCGGCATCCAGATCGGCGGTTACCTGTGCCGGGAACGTCACGCCAAACTGACGAAACATATAGTTGGTGGTGGCGTTTGTACGGTCATAGTCCGTTGCCGCCATAACCGCCATCGGTAACGCCTGAGCATAAAAATTATCCTCGGTTTTAAGATTCAGCGCCGTTGACGCTGTACCTATCAACGCCGCGCTAAAAGCCTCCGCATCCGTTGCGGAAATATTCAGATGTAGCTGGTATTTCACGTTCTCACCTGCCACATACTGAGCAAGGGCAACGACCTGTTCGAGCGTCAGTGGGTCGATAAAAGTCGCACTGCCGAATGAATCCGAGATTTTCTCTGCCGCCATAAAGGCTTCCAGCGGGGTTTGCGCGGTATTGCCGGGCAAGGCTTGTCCGCGAGATAAACCCATCGCATCCGCAAGAGCGGAAGACCCAACGTTGATGTTTGCTCGCTCTGGCACACCACCACCGAGTTCAAACGTGCCGCTGATAGCGATAAAAGTCACTCTGGCAGAAGCGAAAGCGGGTTCAGATTCAGCATTTAGCTTTTGCTGTACGGTCGAAGCAACATCGGCGTAGGACTTGGCCGTAGAAAGATCGATTTCGGTGAGTTCTTTACGAATATTACCGATAATCACCGTGAGTGTTCCGGTAGTGATCGCCTTCAACTCATCCAGACTGGCCGCATCCCCTCCCGAAAGCGTTGGTGCCCGACCGGTTGGTACGTAGGGTGCTACCTGCAATTCTCTCGGTTTATTGACGGGGGCCGGGCTGGTATAGCTGAAATATTGCCGGGCAAAATTCGCTTCGGGAGAGCTGGCCCCCAGAAACTCATCAATCTGACCGCTGGCGAATTCCAGCACATCACTGGATGGAATTTTTGCGTTTTGAGAGAATATGCGGCCCGTCAGTTTGCGCATCGGTACAGCAGACGCGCCAATGACCGCACTCGCAATGCTGACATAGCGTGTTTGTTTGATTGGCATGGTTAAACCTTAATTAAATGCGGTGAATATCAGGATAAAGCGCTTTTACTGCTGTGGTATTTGGGAATATTTCGCGGTGGAATGTGACGTTAAAATCAAACGAGGGGTTCTGTTCATAATCCCCCTGGTCATTGATAAAATAAGGCGTTCGAATACCAGAAGCACGTTGTGCCCCCACACCCTGTTTTTTTAGTGCATCAACAAAAGGTAGCGAGTTCACTATCATTCGAACCGTGGCAGTCAGGTCGGTCGCTGTAAGTTCACTGGCATCGGAAACCAGCCCCTGAACCTGCAACGTTTTTTCTACCAACTGAGTTTCTTTGTGATTCGCATCAGTGCCAGCGACCTGATAGTTTCGTGCCTGCCATCCGTGGCCTGCCTCGTTGATGGGAAAGAACATAACAAAGCTATCTTCCCTCCCTTGCTTTGTTGACTGGAAACCGGCAACAACAGGTATCGAAAGCCCCGCATCATTCATTTGCGCCAGCATCTGGTGCCGGATGGCGATATAAACTTCGTTATCCGTCATAGTTTCCAGCCTCAATGCAAAGAACAGACTTCCAGCCGTCCTGTGCGTACCAGTCTGCATCACCGGTAACGTCATAGCGCTTGCCGTTGAACACCAGATAATCCGGTGCATCCCCCCGCTGGATGGCGTGAATATCGTGCGAAGTGTAGAGCCGCCGATAAACTTTGCCGGTCACCAGCCCCATTTCCTGTACATCCTGTGTATCCACCGCCTGCCAGCTACCCGTGACCGGTTCGGGCGGATGGTATTGTGCGACCCATTTGCCAAGGTCGTCTGTAGTGCGCGACTTAAACCGATACCAGAAAGCCGTCTGCTGTGGGATCACCCGTGCGGCCACGTTGTAGAGATTGCCAAACATTATTTGTCCTCCACTGCCTGACATCATATAAGAGCGCAGTTTTACCGCACCCTGAGATATCAGGGTGATTACATCCCGGTTAAGAGATATATTTACAAGTTAATATGCATAAGGAAGAAACTATGTTGAATCATGAAGATCCCCGCGTGGCGCTAACTGAATTTCTGCGCAGCATTCCACACAGCCTGAGAATCGATGAATATCTGTTTATTATTTTGATGTGCCTGGGTGAGCAACCTCCTGAAGACCTGGATGCTTTCGAACCCATAATAGAAAAATACCTGTATCGAACGGGCTATGCTGGCTTCGGTGCCGTAATTTGCACCAAAACCATCCTTGACCGGAGGCTGTCGGGAGTAATGTTAAAACTTGAACGAGCAGAAGAATCATTGAGGATGTTAACTAACTCAAACCCTGATTTTTCTCCACACCCATTACTAAGCATGCCATTGAAAAAGCGTCAATACGCTCAAGTTCTGGAACGCTGGAAAGCTCTCTCACGCGGTGCGCTATCTGACGAAAACCTTCTTTATTTCGAACAAAATCCACAAGCGCTACAGCCGGTGACAACAGCATAAAATCGCTGATTTCTTCATCTGTCATGTTTTTTCCTCCACTGCATAAGTGACCGCCTGCAACATCTGTCCGGTATCCACCAGCGGTTTTGTTGAGGCTTTACCTTTGCTGTGTCTTCTGGCTCTGCCCCGGATGGTGGATGTATCCAGCGGAGGTGTTGTCAGGGTACGAATGGCATTCTGTACATCACCCGCAGCTTTGGCTCCGATCTGATTCAACCCATCGTTAAGCGCAATACTGCCTGCAACAGAAGCATTAACGGCTTGCGAGATGAGATTTTTGTAACCAGCGACATTCTCTGCCATTGCCGGGCGCAGGAAAGGCCGGGGCGGGATGCCGCCAGCCGGATACCCAAGTTCCTGAATGGCCGCGACATAAGCAATCGGCGTACCGTCAGGGTATTTACTGTGCTCAAAAAATCCGATCTTCAACTGCTTTTTGTTCAGTTCATCGTAGACCGCTTTCAGCCTGGCAAAATTACTCATCGTCTTAGCCTCCCGCGCATCGGGAACCGGCCACCCACGCTACGAAAGGCTGCACGTTCTCCCATACCACCGATATAGCGCGGTACACTACAGCGTTTAATCAACGCCAGATATTGCTGGCCGAATGGCGTCAGGTTGTACCAGTGTGACCAGTTTGAACTCGTCGGCGGCGCAGCAAATGATACGCCCACTTTATCGATCGTGGCGCTGGTCACCGCACCTGAAGGGGATTCTCCTTTCGCCGCCATTTGACGCAACATCAACATATGTGCAACCACCAGCATCCACAGTTCGCTGGTGCAGATCCCCTGACATTCCGAGAAATAACAGGTTGCTGATTTTGCGATAATAAAAAGGTCATCAGCAGGCACATCGTTAAACTGCGGGTAAAGAACACGAAACGCTTCGAGGGGAAAGGTGCCAGCATCCATAATCATTTACCTTTTTTGTTGTTTTTCGGAACCTCTTTATTTTCGGCTTCAAGAGATTCAGGCGTATCTGGCGCTGACAGGTCGCTGGCTTCCATATTGGTCGCCACTTTTTCGGGATCGGCTTTTATTTCTTCAACCGCGATAAAACCGTTTTTTTCATGTAACTGAAAAACATGATTCTTTCTAAGTAGGACGTACTGCTCGTCGGTAATATCGGTAACACGACCACGCGGGGTGTACATTTGCTTGGTCATGATATTGGCTTTTCCGGCAATAAATACCGTTCCGCCCGCTTCCAGTGCGTAATTCTGATCATTGGAAAGCGTGGAATAAACGTAGATAGGCATGGGGAATCCTTAAAGATTAAGCCCTCAAATTGAGGGCTGTTATCAAAGACCGGTCAGGCGGGTGATCGCCCAGGGGCGGGTGACAATGACACCCGCAGTGGCGTTGGTGGCATCTTCCAGATAGCCCTTGATCTGATTCTCAGACCCCAGCAACTGGTATTTCACCGGCACAACCTGCAAAATTGTTGCACTGGTTGCGGTAGAACCATCATCCACGCTATCGGCAAACATATAGGCAATATTTGCCCCGCCATTCGCACCTTTGAATTCGGGTGAAAAGACCTGCCGCATATTGGGATAGTTGTTGTTGATCCACTCTTTGACGGTTTCACCTTTGGCGACCGGGTTCGCTTTACCTAACGCCGAACGGAACCCCAGCGGAAGCGTCAGCGTGATAGGCATATCGTCGCGGATGATGCCACCAGAGTTCGTTTCGAGACGTGAGAACATATCGGTAATGTCCTTCGTAATCTCGTCGAACGTGGCCGTCAGCCAGGGCTTGGTTGCAGTTTCATAAGCCGGGAGGTTCGGATCGTTTAACAACCCAAAAACACGGGTAGTCGGGCTGTTAAAACCCTGATAGCCGACTCGCTCACGCCCCTGCTCCAGTGACTCAGTAGCCGCGTTGCGTTTTTCTGCTGCCGCCTCGAAACCCGCCGCCGACTGTCGTGCTTCTTCCAGCTTACCGACCTGAAAACCTTGCTCAAAACGCACGATACCGCGACGTTCCTGATCCTGTGCATAGGAAGCCAGCGGGATATTGGTATGGTCACCGTACAATTCAGGTTTGCCTACCGGCGTTGCCACGTTCAGGATGATCTCTTCATCGTGCCACTCACCCGCGTTCATTACCCCGGTAATTTCATCCAGAACACGAACACGGGTCGCCGTGCGGATAAGACCCGGTAAAACATGTTGCAGCATTTCACGATGAATAAGACCACCGCTTACCGCAGGGCCGGTTAACGCGGAGTCCATTGCCGCCAGACCACCGAAGCCAAGTTGCCCCAGCTCGTTGTATGTCCACTTCTGATCGGGCTTAATATTCAGCGGCCCGCGTCTGCGGATCTCACGGCCCGACATATAAAATTTTTCTTTGCTCAGGGCCATATCAGGCACCTCCAGTTGGTGCAGGGGTTGGGTACGGGATCTCGGTCAGGCGAACAAGACAGAGATGGGGTGTTTCAGCAGAGCCAACGTGACGTGATACAAAGCCAATCGCTTTGTCCCCGGCGTCCAGTGTGGCTTTAGCGGTCAGTTCACCGTCAGCGTTAAACACCACCGGCATGTTAATTGCGTTAGCAGATTCGCTAACTTCGACGTATACCTCTCCCATAGTGAGAAACTCACCCTGAGTCCCGTTGCGGGCATATTCGGTCTCGATACGATACGCTTTCGGGTTAATCATGATCCCCGCAAACGCCCCATTACCGCCCGGCTGCACAGATTCAACACTGGCATCTTTGTAGGTATAGGCCAGACCAAACAGATTCTTTTTTTCGTCGGCTGAGTCCAGAACGGCACTGGTGGCGCGAAGTGGGCCAAAGTGGCTAACTTCACCGACTACGCCGGAGATCATGCCGTTTGCTACAGATTTCGGGATTGCCATTATTTATCGCCCCATTTATCTAAAATTGACTGGTTGCTGACTGCCTTATCCATCGTAACAGACGGCTTTTGGGAATCCGGTACGCGCCCCTGCATCCACGCATCAAGTGCAATAGCCTCAGTGCCTTTACCACACTGAATACCCAGCTTTTCAACGCCATATTCAGCGACCTGTTGCGCCGTCATGGGCGCATGATCGAACACACCAACAAATGGCGTTAACTTCCGCGCCAGTTCATCACGGGCACCGATTTGTTTCAGCAACGCGCCGGTATCCATTGTCGGTTTACTTTTCTCCAGCTTTGCCACCTTGCGTTTCAGCGCGGCGATGGTGTCAACCGTGCCAATACTTCTGCGCAGGCGTTTAAGCCGACGACTGAGACTGTCAGTAGTCGCCTGGTCGAGATGCTCTTTCGCCTCCTCGATAGCCGATTCTGCCGACTCGATAGCCGTTTCAGCATTTTCGATAGCGGTAGGCTCCCCGGTTTCTGCTGCCTCCGATGCCGCCTCAGCCGCTTCTACCGCCGCCTCCGCACCTTCTTCTGCCGCTGCTGCCCCTTCGGCGGCTGCTGCCGGATCAACGGGGTCAGCAGGGTCTGCGGGTACAGTAGGATCGGGATCGTCCGTAGTTGGCTTACCCGCTGCCAGCGCTGCCACAACAATCTGTTTGATTTGCTCAACCTGTTCGGGGGTAAAACCACCGTCATCAGTTGTGGGCTTGTTTTTGTCATCATCTGGATTCATGTGAATGAGTTCCTTGGTATCTATGGTTATAACGTGATCCTGCACGGAGACATCGGGGCCGGTTCGCCCCTCATCCACCAGCGCAAGGTGGTTTGCTCTGATATGCCGCTGAACAGCGTCATAGGGCTGACCGTTGAAATTGCCAGGGGTGAAGTCATAGCGGCATCGATAGCCGGGCGATAAATCTATTTTTCCGCTGCTGATATTGCTTAGTGCGGAGTTGGATAAAATTTTGATGTTTCCCCGTAAGTAGGGGTAATCGAACCAGATATTTTCACCAATGACGCCCTGTATCCCTTTTTTCTCAGCAGGGGTAGCGTCTTTACCCAGCATTTCGTGCTCATCAATGAAGGGCATCAGCCGGAAAGAGTTGATCGTTTCTTCGCTACGTAGCTCCTCCTCCGGTCGATAGACACGATAGATACGGCTGGGGTCAGGAGCATTAATTTCAGCCCCCAGATAATCAAAAACCCCAACTTTTGAGATGGGGTTGTCTTTTACTTCCAGCCAGCCATTGAGGTCATACGTTCGTTTAGTTTCGTTCATGAGGTGTCACCAAAATCCACAACCGGCGTCCAGAAGCATTTGCAGTTGGGTAACGTACCGGGTAGGCCACGCTGACCGGTTTTTTCATCAATAACAGGGGGGTTATCCAGATCGAACGTCTGGCCGTCTAACCTGAGATGCAGTTCCCTGGGTTCGGCGCTACCGGCTGAGTGATGCCAGACCGCTTTACGGATACCGGCTGATTTCATCCGCTCATAGTTAGATGCCGTGGTGATTTTCCGGCTCTGATCCACAGCGATAAACTGCGCCCGTTTTTCTGTCACTGTACCGGTTTGCCTGATTTCATCGAGAAGGGTTTTGGCTCCCTCGCCTGGATGGCTGACGGATCGCAGCGCAGCGCCCTCAATCCTGCGATGAAACTGTTCAGGAATGGTTTTAATCAGCGCGACGTTTTCTGCGGTAGCAGCAGTTAGACGCTCTTTCATCTCACCCGGCATATCAGGCGTTTTTATTGTCAGCCCCCCGGATAGCGTTTTTAGTGAATCGTCCAGGTTGCGTTGCGCGGCCAGATCGGTCTGGGAAACAAACTTATCCGCTATTTCTGCCGCTTTTTTGTTGAAAATACCGTCCCATTTACGTTTCAGGCGATTCAGCCAGATACGGGTCTGGCTGGCAACGCTGGCATCCATACCAACCGGCGCAAAGTCGTCATTCAGTTGGGTAAAGGTTGCCTGATAGTCAGCTATCATCTGGTGCACCAGTTGCGACATAGCCTGACTGTAGCGTGTTGCCGGGGCGGCTGGATAAGCCAGTGGTTTCCCCTTCATTACCGCCTGACGGGATGCCGCCCATCTTGCCCGTTTGTCCCGGAATCTGATTTTCTTCTTCATCGGTCATGTCCAGTCCGTAGTAACTCGACTCTTTATCCGCCGCCAGCTTTTTACGAATGTCGTAGCCGTCAATGGCTCCGGCTGTAGCATATGCAGAGGCTGTTTGTGCCTGTTTCAGTTCAATATCGGCATATTCTGCCGCTGTCGGGCTATCAAGCGGTTTCCAGTTGATACTGACCTCAACAACGGGCAGGCCCGCGCTACGCAACAACATATCGAAATGGCGCTGTAACAGTTCTTCAAGGTCGTTCGACTGAATACTCTCCAGTTCCTCGCGATAGCTGGCTTCCTCATACTCTCCCGTGGCGTTAAAGCCTTTCGGTGTAGTGCCAAGAAGTTTTGTGGCCGGAACATTCGCGCCCGCCGCGACCAGTTGATATTGCGTCATAATGGTGGCGTCGAGATCGGCCAGTGAGGTATCAAACTGCTGCACAGTATCGGTACCGCCGGTAACGTGAACGCCGTAGTTGTCACGCATTTCAATGAAATAGGACATATTCTCGCTGACGGTCGCTTTATCTGCGCTTTCCAGATCGCTGATACCCATCGTCAACAAACGCTTGGTCATCGCCAGTTCAGGGGCTTCGTTAGCTGTACGCTCTGAGGCGTAAACGCGCTCGTAGATGCGCTCAGGCACGGATACGCCAAAATAGTTGTAGGTAGGCTTGAGTACATTCGGTACCGGGAAGGGCACGAATTTAACAAAATGCGATTTATGGTACCGACGACCGGCAATCACGTAATACGTGGGTTCGTAAAAATCCAGCCCTGCCGGATCTTGCAGATTGGCCTCCGTCAGTTCAGGCGTCACCCACTGCGGGTCGATCTGCTTGATACCCTTGTAACTTCCTCTAACCACACCATCGATGTTAAAGGGGTTTTCATACCACGCTTTGGGGTTTGAAGTCTCAACGACAAACAGCGCCAGACGACCACCATATACGCGACCAAAATGGATCAACTCTTTCATCGCCTGATTGATGCGGTATTTTTTGCTGCGTTTTATGAGCAACTTAGCGACATCTTTATCGTCGCAGTCCAGGTCATAGCCCTGCCGGATAGCATCACGCGCAGGCATGTTACACGCCTTATCCACCAGCCAGTGTTTGGCTATCACCGCGCACATATTGTTGCCGATAAAGCCCTGGCTGGCATACCACATGGCCTGCGCTTCGGGAACACCATAAACATTCCCACCTTTGAATGCAGGCACGGAACCATCAATGGAGTCCATCGCCACACCGCTAATAACAGGTTGTGGTAAGTCCAGACCGTTAAACCCCTCCGAACGCGCCAGCGCGGGGTAAAGCTGAGTAGTGAACGCCGACCGTTTAACCGGCGCTACCTGATTTTTACGCCTCTTAAACGGCCACATAGTTACCTCAAGATGATATTGATTATTTTATTTATTAAGGTGTTAGTGAATGAGAATGCGGGTTGTCGTTCTCTAAATCCCAAATCATTACGCGCTTTCCCACACAGCGCTCGCACCCAACAATCCCTTGCGTATGCTGCCCCGGCTCAAAGCCGTGTGTGCAATTAGCGGTTTTGAGATGAAATATTTCCCTTTCTAACTTTTTCAGCCTTACAGACAATTCTTCCAGGCTGATACCTGGTTGCCCTTTGGTTTCAGACATAGTTACCTCTTGGTTGTGAAGAATCCGCCACGCTTCACTGGCGCAAACGCTTCTATAAAGGCATCGGCAATATTCGGAGATGGCACATCACGCTTCGCCAAATCCTTTTTGCTTTCCACCTTCACACGTCCGTTATTATCAAAATCACGCTTTGGCGTTGACAACTCAAATTTAAGCTGTTCAAGAAATGGGCAGCCAGAGGAAATGCTGATCAATTCATCGTCAGTAAAGCTTTCGCCTTTCTCGCCTCGCTTAACTGCATTCACCGCATTGTAAGTATTGCGAAATCGGTCAGCCACCAACCACCATGATTGTGCTTTCAAATTAGAAAAAAAGTCTTTGTTCTTTATCTTTGGCTGATACTCACGATCCGGTTCATGCACCGCATCACCAGCGTTAAATTTATGATAAATAACTTTCGCTTTATGCTCGGAATTCAACTCAGCAAACTTTGCTCCGGCACTGGCACCAACACCAATGCTATCGTAAGTAATTTCCGCATCGTATTTTCTCGCCACCTGCCAGGTTCTGGAGCAGCTTTTTAATAATTCGTCTTCCTTCCCTTTCCACTCATCGGCCCACAATGCCACTGAGCCATGCGCATACACGTTGGCACACTTATCAGCACCATCATCAGCAATATCGAAACCAACACGGTGCTTACCGGCTGGCGCGAAGCCCAGCACCTTGTGCGCGTCAATCGCGGCCTCAATCCACGACAGTTTGATCACCGCCGCATCATCATCCATACGGGGCACACCGAGATACACATGTTCAAAGGCATCTTCATCACGCGCTTTAGCTGCTGCGATAACCTTTTTAATCGTTTCGCTGAGAAACGGGTTTTCGTCGAAATTTATTTTCCGTACCAGAGTATCTTCCGGTGGATTAACCACGAAATGTCGCCAGACAAAATCAGTCACCAGACCTGGGTTGAAAATAAACCAACATTCTGATCCCTCTTTACGAATGGTGGGCTCTAAAACCTCCCATTGTGCGGGCGTCATCGCGTGGGCTTCTTCGTTCCAAAGCACATCTACCGATTCCAGAGACTTTATTTCGCCGATATGTCGCCACAGGCCATAGAAAATAAACTCACTGCCCGTAAAGCGGTTGACGATTTTATTTTCCAGAACGCGAAAGCGATGGCGTAAACCAAAACGCTCTATCTGAATTTTCAGCAGGGCATACACAGATTCTTCAATTTTATTCTGGATCTGACGAGTACACAGGAAACGCAGGCGGTAATTATCAGCAAGAAATATAGCGAACCCGGCAGCATCCCATGATTTAGAAGATGTGCGTCCACCGTAAAGAACCTTATTCCTCGCTCTCGTCGTCCAGAATGGTCTTAGTGCCGGATTGAGACTCGGTTTTTCCAAGGTCGGCATAAAAATCTCCCATCCCTTTCGGGGTATTGTCGTCCTGGTTGTTCAAATCAAGTTTGGTGATCAACTGAATAAGCATTTGCCGCGCCGCTTTTTTATCTTCGGTGATCACTTCTATACCGTTTTTAGTTTGCTTCACGCCAAGCAGGAATTGACGGTCTGGCCCATCAAGATCGCGGGTGTCAGAAATGAAAATATCGCCACTACCTTCGCCGTAACACCTTGGACAATCAGGGTTAGGGTCAGCATTCTCGATGAAACCCAGCCCGCCATACTCTGGCTCGGCTTTTCCATCCTTCATGTTTTTTTCAGCTGCACGGTCAAATTCCTGAATATCACGCCACTGATACAGGTGGTTCTCACCCCAGCAGTAACGACAGTTAAGACGGCGATATTGTGTCAGTGCATTAGGGTCGGCTTTGGTGATAGCCACTAACTGATCGATAATTTCATCCAGGTCAGCCGTGTAACGCTTTCTCATCCGGTTTTTTAGTTCGCGGATAGCGCGGGCAATCTTAGGTTTTCTGTACAGACGGCTCGCTTCGACATAGGCCGTGTTTTTATTCGTGTCGCTATACCCGGCAAATCGGTATCCCCCTATCCTGCTGCTGGTCTTGACACAACCCCAGGCAAAGAGCGCCTCTTTCTCGGTTAATCCGAACTCATCAGGATCAAGCGCCAGATCGATATCGTCATGGTGCATTATTCCAGCGGTTGAAACCTGTTCACTTTTAGGCGACCGTTCACCCATATTCTGTGATTGTTTTGGGGCTGATTTTTTTTGGGGCATAACTTTTTTTGCCCCGTTTTTTTGCCCCGCTTTTGTCCCTGCCCCTTTTGCCCTTATCCAGCCTTTTTTACCGGCCATATAGCGCAGGGCTTTTATCGTGATTCCGTACTTATCCGCCACAGCCTGGAGGGAAAGCACACCAGCACAGAAATCACGCTCGATTGCTTTCTCATCCGGCTTGCTCATCAATCACTGTCCTGTTGTTTCTCCCGCCTCAGCAATTCGCTGTAAGCCTGTATGTCACCGTGATTATTCTTCTTGTGCATTATTGATGGCCCTCGCGATGACCACCTGTAATGCAAATTAATGGCACTGCTTTTTTACATACTCCTGTAAAAATCGCAATTTCTGCTGATCGCTGATTATTCCTGACCTGATATCGAAAACAGTTGATCCAGTTTCTCTGCTGACCTCGATGGTGCTTCCATTACCCATGCTGGAACTGGCGGTGGTTTCGGACAGTTTACAGGTGCCTTTGATGCGCAACTGGCGACGACCAGCGGCAACATCGTCACGAAGACGATCATTTTCAAGTCTGGCATTGGTCAATTCCCTGGTGTATTTGGAATCAAGATCTGCAACTTCGCGCTGTTGACGTTGCATGTTATTGATCGTGTCCAGCCTGGTCTCTGCCAGTTGTGCGAACTCACGCTGCTTGTCGAGGGCGTGGTGGTAGCTGTCGCGATAGTAGAATGCCAACCGGCCCGCAACGACGATCCCAACGACCAGTATTCCGACAGCCATAGT